TTGCGGTCGAACAAATTAGAGAAGGCAATCAACCTATCCGCAAGGTTGCAGCATGGCTTGAGAATGAAACAGGTAGAAAATTATCGGCAACCAGACTTCATAAGATCGCATGGTCACCCGAAGAACTTGAGACACGTAGAAAAAAGCGGAGACGCGGTCTTACTGCTGAACAAAGACGATTACAAGATCTTAAAGATCAAGAAAGACAAAGCAGAATCAAACACGGAATCGCAGAGCGAAAGCTACAGCGAGCCGTCAAAAAGACAAAACCACATGCTGTCGATACTGGTGTAGACTTTTCAGACCAAGTAGTTCAAGATAGAGAGATTGCTTTTCAGGCTAATCCTGGCCCACAAACTGATTTTCTATCCGCGACAGAACGTGAAGTTTTTTATGGAGGTGCAAGAGGCGGGGGTAAAACTTATTCCCTCTTAGTGGCACCGTTACGGTTTATCCATAACCCAGTGCATCGTGCGCTACTAATTCGTAGGTCGATGCCTGAATTAAGAGATGTTATTTTCCAAACTCAACAGATTTATAAGAAGATCGAACCAAAAGCAAAGTTTAAGAGCCAAGAAAATACATGGTACTTTCCAAGTGGAGCACGAGTTGAATTCGGCTATTGTGAAAACCTTCAAGACGTTTTACGTTACCAAGGTCAGTCCTATTCCTGGATTGGTGTGGACGAGTTGCCGCAATATGCTAGCCCGGATGTATGGCATTTTCTTCGTTCGTCCTTACGAACTACTGACCCAAGTCTTCCTTTGCATATGCGTGCGACTGGTAACCCAGGAAATATCGGTTCTGCGTGGGTTAAAAAGATGTTCATCGATCCGGCTAAGGCTGGCACGAAAATTACAGAGAAAGTTGAATATGAGGTTGAGGGAAAGACCCTAACTTCTGAGATCACTCGTAAATTTATTGCGGCTTCTGTTTGGGATAATCCATACTTAACACAAGACTCTAGTTATATTTCTATGCTGGCTTCTTTGCCAGAGGTAAAAAGAAAACAATTTTTATATGGTGATTGGGATGCAGTTGACGACGGAGCGTTTCCAGACTTTGACAAAGAGACGCATGTGGTACCATCTTTTGAGATTCCTCACGGGTGGACGAAAATCAGATCAGCGGACTTTGGTTACGCGGCACATTCAGGTGTCCTTTGGGGCGCAGTAGACTTTGACGGGTGCCTGTGGATTTACAGGGAGTTATATGTTAACCGTTTAACTGCTGATAAACTCGGGGAACTTATCCGAGAAACAGAAGCAAGTGACGGTAGGATTCAAGATGCGTTATTAGATAGCTCGTGTTGGGCTAAACGTGGTGATACAGGACCATCTATTGCCGAGGCTCTTAATGCAACCGGGTGTAGGTTTAGACCTTCAGACAGATCTCCAGGTTCTCGTGTCGCGGGAAAGATTGAGTTGCACAAAAGATTAGCGGTGGATGAAGACACAGGTGAGCCAGGGATTAGAATCCTAGATAACTGTAGAAATTTAATAAGTCAACTAGCAGCAATTCCTATTGATCCTCGTAATCCAGAAGATGTAGATACTAAATCAGAAGATCACTTATACGACGCTCTGCGATATATGATACAATCTCGACCTTCTAATGTTAGAGTTGCATATGAAAATACACCTAAAAAACGCTGGAAACCTAGCGACAACGTATTTGGATATTAAAACATGGTAGATAAAACTGATATTGTTGTGTTAGATGATGAGGCCGGACTAGACGATTCTTCTTACTATAGTCTTGTAAGTTATATCGAATCACGGTATAATCGCGCCCAAGATCGTCGCTACACAGACGAAGATCGGTGGCTACGAGCATACCGAAACTACCGAGGTTTATACGGTCCTGATGTTCAATTCACAGAGGCCGAAAAGTCTCGTGTATTTATTAAGGTTACCAAGACTAAAGTTTTAGCTGCCTATGGTCAGCTTATTGATGTTCTTCTAAGTCAAAACCGATTTCCTTTAAGCATTGAACCGACTACTCTACCCGAAGGTGTCGTAGATACTGCTCATGTAGATCCGAAGCAAGCCGAAGCAGAGGATATGGTAGAGAAACAAATTGAAAGTATTTATGGGTATCCCGGTGACGGTCGAGATCTTCAGCCCGGTGATACCTCAAATTCTTTACAAGAACGCTTAGGTCCGCTGAAAGAAGATCTAAAAGAACTAGAAGGTTTAGAAGAAGGCCCTGGCGTTACTCCTTCTGCCGTAACTTTCCATCCTGCTCAAGAAGCTGCTAAAAAGATGGAAAAGAAAATTAAAGACCAGCTAGAGGAATCTTCTGCTACTAAGCATCTTCGTCATACTTGCTTTGAATCAGTTCTATTTGGAACCGGTATCATGAAAGGCCCGTTTGCTTACGATAAAGAATATGCAAACTGGACAGATACCGGTGAGTATGATCCAATTATTAAAACTGTTCCACGGGTAGAGCATGTATCTGTCTGGGATTTTTATCCTGATCCAGACGCTTACAACATGGAAGAATGTAATTATGTTATCGAGCGTCATCGGTATACACGATCCCAGCTACGCGAGTTAAAGAAGCGTCCTTACTTCCGCCCGTCAGTTATTGAAGAAGCTATTAAAGAAGGTGAGAACTACACTCGTGAATGGTGGGAAGATGATCTAAACGATAACCAGATCAGTTCTGAGTTTGGTTCAGAGAATTCCGTGACAGGTAGCGGCGGCGTAGATCGTTTTGAAGTATTAGAATTTTGGGGTACCATTGATCGCAAGGTGGCTGAGTCACAAGATATCGAGATACCAAAAGAGTATGAAGATACTGATGAACTACAGATTAACTGTTGGATTTGTAATGGTAAAGTACTACGTTTTGTAATTAACCCCTTCACACCTGCACGTATTCCTTATGTAGCATCGCCGTATGAGTTAAATCCTTACAGCTTCTTTGGTATCGGTCTTGCTGAAAATATGGATGACACTCAGACGCTTATGAATGGTTTTATGCGTATGGCCGTGGATAACGCGGTTCTATCTGGAAACCTCCTTATTGAAGTAGATGAAACCAATCTAGCACCAGGACAGGACTTAAATGTTTACCCTGGTAAGGTATTCCGTCGTCAAGGGGGCGCTCCTGGACAGGCTATCTTCGGTACAAAATTTCCTAACGTCTCCTCTGAAAATATGTTATTATTCGACAAAGCTCGGGTTCTAGCTGATGAGTCATCTGGTTTGCCTTCGTACTCGTATGGTCAGACAGGCGTGATGGGTACCGGTCGTACTGCTTCAGGTATCTCCATGCTAATGGGGGCAGCTAGTAACTCTATTCGCACTGTTGTTAAAAATATTGACGATTATTTATTACGTCCGTTAGGTGAAGCTTTATACGCTTGGAATATGCAGTTTGATTTTGATCCTGAGATTAAAGGGGATCTGGAAGTTAAAGCACGAGGCACAGAAAGCTTTATGCAGAACGAGGTACGTTCTCAGCGGCTTATCAGCTTCCTACAGATTGCTAGTAATCCTGTTCTTGCTCCTTTTGCGAAGTTCCCTTACATTATGCGCGAGATTGCAGCGACTATGGATCTCGATATGGATAAGGTCACAAACAACCCCGAGGAAGCCTTCCGGCAAGCCCTGCTGCTTCAACAGATGCAGAAGCAAGCTATGGAAGACGCTCCTCCCCAACAATCTCAGGTAGCTGTCGGACAAGACGCTATGGGTACTGGAGGAGGAACAATCGGTGTAGGACAAGCACCGGTACCCGGAGAAGAGGGAGCACCTACTGGGGGTGGTCCTACACAGGCTCCTCAACAGCAACCTTCCGGTCAAGGCGGTATAACAGAACAACAACTTATTCAAATGCTCCAACAAAATCAGGCGGGTAGTGCTTAATAATGAAAGAAGTTTTAATTTTAGTCAATCAACCAGATTTTCAACAGCTAATGGATATCTATTTAGACGAAAAGAAGAAAGAGTATTACAGGATACTAGAACAGTCTGATGATGAAAAAGAATTATATCGAGCGCAGGGCGCTTGCAGCTTGTTAAATAAAATGAAAAATATGAAAGTTGAAGTTCAAACAAAAGCTAAGAGGGGTTAAATATGTCTCAAGTTTTAGATGCAATTAAAAGAATTCGTACTAACAAAATAGGAGATGCCTTAGAAAAATTTGCTGATATAGTTTCTAAGGTAGAGTCTAACAATGAAAATGTACGTCAAGAAGGCGGCGGTCCAGGACGAGGCTTTTATCAATATGAGATGCAAGCTGGTTCAAAAAAACCGCAGGGGGCAAAAACTGCGCTTAATAGATATAAGAGATTTTTAGATCAAAACAGTTTAACTATGCCTGAAAGCTACGCTAGAGAATTAAAAAGCAAAAATTTTGACCCTAACGATCCTGACTTTACAAAACTCTCTAGAGAACTTCAAACAGAAATATTTTATGCCGATAAGCAAGAAGATCCTGACTTTAAATTAGCAGATCTTGCAAGTGGCACTTTATCGTATCAAAACGCTTGGCTTGACCATCATTGGAAAGGGCCAGATAAAGACAGAGAAGCTAGAATAAAACATTACAACAACGAAATACCTCAGCCAAAACCTACACCACCACTTCCTGAACCACGGCCTGAACGAAATATGCCACCTCTGCCAGAACCACGGCCACCGCAAGGAAGTGAAAAAGATTTTCCTCCTCAAGCAATAAACCCACCCCCGAGTTCTTTTCGTTTTGATGAGTCTTCTACTATTGACAGTTTTAATTCAGATCCGTCTATCACGGGGGGTCAAGCCGAAGACAGTCTCGATGCCCAAATGGCTGAGGTTATGGGGTCTGATCCTAGTCGATATCGTCCTGTACCTAAAGAAAAGCTTACGGAGGGCGAGTCTTTAAATAGCCGTGAGTTACTAGAAAGTCCAACTCAACAAGAGGTGGGTCCGGCATATACGGAAGAAGAGTTAGCTAGAGAGGCTTACGTAGATCCAGAAAGCGCCCGTCGTCAGCAGGAATTTGAAGAAGGTACAGGTGCGTTTGCTTCAGAAAGTACCGGTGATCAAACTATCGGTGATATGCTTCGTAGCTTCTTTGGCACTAGTGAAGAAGCAGATACATATGAAGGACCAACAGGAGAAGCTGATCCAGCTAACTTTGCTGAAGGTGGTCCCGTAGAAAAGGAACTAGAAGTGACAGAGGATGATCTACCAGACCCGCCTCCTGGTGCAACTCCTGAAGAAGTAGCGGATGATATTCCTGCGTATCTTTCAACCGGCGAGTATGTTCTTCCGGCTAACGTAGTTAGGTATTACGGATTAGCTAAGATTAAAGACTTACATCAAAACGCCCTATTTGAATTACAGCAGATGGAAGATCTCGGGATGATTCAAAACGTGGATCATAACGGTGAAGAAGAAGACGATGACGATGAGATGACTTTTATTCAAGAACCAAAAACACTCCTTGTTATTGAGTCTTCAAAAGGTTTGATGCGTCCTATGCACTTTAATGAGGGTGGTAACCCTAATGAACCTGGGGAGGGGGAACCCGCTTCATCGCCACCGAGTGAAACTCAAGGCTCCGCAGATCAAGGATCAGATCCAGCAGAAACTGGGACAGCACAGGCAGAAGAGCAAGCAGAGGCGGATATAGCTGCGGCAAATCTTGAGAAGGAATCTACAGAAGACGCACTAGGTTTGTTCGGTACCGGTCTTACCGCTGAAGATATGGCAATGAACACAACGCCGGGTCGAGCTTTAGCGGCAATTGGCGCTATTGCCGGGGCCCTTACAGATACTTTTCAAGGACTCGAAAAGGAAGGTGTTACTGTTGATTTTCCTGGAGAAGATGACTACAGTGGATTTGGGAAAGGCACAGACATCGGAGGTGACGACGGTTCTAGAGGTGGTGGTGGAGATGACCCAAACATATCTATGGCAGATCTAACTCCAGAAACTCCTAGGATTAGAACTTCTGTCCGGCGATTTATACCTGGAGTTGGTATTATTGATACCGCTCCTAAAAGAGGTATTATGAGGGCCTCTAACGGCGGCATGGCTTACGTACCAGGGGTAGGATTACTAGGGACCGGTCAAAAAAACACGTTTGGCGAAGATCAATCAGATTTGTTTAACTTTAAAGATTTTGTGTTATCTGGAAGTTTTGATAATTTGTATTCTATGTTTATTGACTCTCCCGAGGGATACTCCCCTGACGAATTTAGAAAGTGGGAAGAAAAGACAGAACAGAGATACAATAAGAATCCTAGGCTTACCGGAAAAAGTCTGAACCAAAGAAGAACTCTTGCGCGAGAAATTGTTCCTTTCGGCGCTAATTTAGATGGAAGTGCGGGGAGTCATAACGAAATATCTAGAGACAAAGAACTTTGGGCGATTCTTTCACAATATGGCATGGGCGGCGATCAAGGAGAACTACTAAAGAATTACAATGAGGGTTATAATATGATTGATCTGAATGGTTCTCCAGCGACAAACGAGTTTCTTAAAGCAAAACTCGACACATTAGCCTCAACTCGTAGAATTAAACGGGAAGGAATATCATCATCTGATATCCCGGAAGGTTCTACAAACTATGACGTTATTCGTAGTTTATATGCTCCTCAAGTGTCATTATCAGAAACGGAAGGTCCAGAAAATAGGTTTTATCCTGATAATTTAGATATACTGAGCGACCCCGAAGGGTTTAAGCGGCAATTCGGTTCTGATTTAACCGGACCTGCCGATGTAGATATTGTTAATAGATTTATAGGTGCATCGCCAAAAAGTAACAATGGTATTATGTCTGCCTCACCCAAAAATACCTTTATACCGGGGGTTGGCCTAGTTTAAACCTTTTTTGCGGGCTACCCACTACCCTCTTCGTGGTGAAGAGCTACTGGTGGCCCCCTATAGAGAGAGAGTAAAATGCAAGCTCAAGCAGTAGAAAACACACCTAAAGTTTCAATGATGAAGTACAAAAATAATTCATCGATTGAAGAAGAAGAAAAGGAAATTGAACGCCTAGAAGCAGAACGCGCAGGAAATACTGAAGAAGCTGAACAAGAACCAGAAGAATTAAATCCTGAAGAGGAGACGTTTAAGAAACGCTATGGCGATCTTAGGCGACATATGCAAAGCAAAGAATCTCAGTATGTAGAAGAAATCAGCAAGTTAAAAAGTCAATTAGAAAGCGTTACTAAGCGACAGGTAAAACTGCCTAAGAGCGACGAAGAGCTAGAACAGTGGGCTGAAAAATATCCAGACGTAGCTAAGATTGTAGAAACAATCGCTACTAAGAAAGCAATTGAAGCACGAAAAGACGTAGAAGAAAAATTAGCTGCTGTTGATAAGATGCAGCACGAAGTGAAAGTTAAAGAAGCAGAGTCAGAGTTAGCTAGGTTTCACCCTGACTACAGTGAATTACGTGCAGATGCAGACTTCCACGCATGGGTAGATGTACAACCTAAGTGGATTCAGGATGCTCTATACGAAAATGAAACTGACTTCTTAGCAGCGTCAAAGGCAATTGATCTCTATAAACTAGAGACAAAGCCAAAGCCTACTACAAAAGATGCAGCTAAGAGTGTTGGACGGCCACGACGTTCGCAAGAACCTACACTAGAGACTAAAGCAAAGTGGTCCGAGTCAGCAGTTAAAAAGCTTTCGGGTAAGGATTACGAGCGGTTTGAAAATGAAATCATGGAAGCTATTCGTACAGGCAACTTCGAATACGATATTTCTGGTGGTGCTCGGTAATTTTTTACTTGACAAATAAAATTTAGTATGTTATAATATTATCTATACAATAAAAGTGGGCCATTAATTTGGCCCGCTTCTTTCCAGACACCTCTAAATGTTTAGACCACTGTCTGATCTTCCGCTAACACTTACGGAAAATTCAACTACCTGTACAATATTTAGGCCGGAACCCCTACCCTAATGAGTCAGCCTTGAATGCCTAATGTTAGTTCTTTTTAGCAAACAGCCTGAAAGGAGATAACCAATGGCTTTTTCATCGGCTCCTGGCTACGGTAACCTACCTAACGGTAACTTCTCGCCGGTAATTTACAGCAAGAAGGTACAGACTGCGTTCCGTAAGACCAGTATCGTTGAAGACATCACAAACAGTGATTACTTCGGTGAGATCAATAACTTTGGTGATAGCGTTCGCATCATCAAGGAGCCAGAGATCACCGTTAAAGAATACGCCCGTGGCACCGTTGTAATGCCACAGGATCTCGATGACGAGGACTTCACTCTCGTTGTCGATAAGGCAAACTACTTCGCCTTTAAGATTGACGACATTGAAGAAGCACATTCGCATGTGAACTTCGAATCTCTTGCTTCTGATCGCGCTGGCTATCGCCTTCGTGACCAGTTCGACCAAGAAATTCTTGGTTACATGACCGGCTTCAAACAATCTGCTCTTCACAGCATTGCCGATACTGCTCGTGTTTCTGGCGACAAGTCCGGTACCGATCCGATCACCGTTGCTGACAATGGTCTACTAGCTTCCATGCTAGTTGCTCGTAACAGCTTCGTTTCTGGTGGTGCTGCTACCGATTCTATCGCTACACACCCAGACGGTAGTACTGGTGAGGCAACCCCTCTACAGGTTCTAAACCGGATGGCTCGTCTTCTTGACCAGCAAAATGTTGACCGTGATGGTCGTTGGGTTGTGGTTGACCCCGTTTTCGCTGAACAGCTAAACGACGAAAACAGCAAGCTTCTAAACAATGACTTTGCTGGTGGTCAGAATGCTGGCGACATTCTTCGGAATGGCCGCATCATTTCTGGCATGGTTCGTGGTTTCCGCGTTTACCTTTCAAACAACCTACCTTCAATTGGCACTGGCCCTGCTACAGTTGATACCAACGGTTCCGCTACCAACTTCGGTGTGGTTCTTGCTGGTCACGACTCCGCAGTCGCTACTGCTTCGCAAATTGAAAAAGTAGAGACATATCGTGATAACGATAGCTTCGCTGACGTTGTTCGTGGTATGCATCTCTATGGCCGGAAGATCCTTCGTCCAGAAGCTCTAGTCCGTGCACACTACAACATTGCCGGTTAATGGGGGAGATAAATTATGGCTTTAGGTGATAATACTCTTACCGTTGCTCGTGGCAATAGTGCCCGTGGCCGTCAGCCGTACTATGTGCAAGGTTTTGTGAACTTTGCTACCGCTGCGACTGACAAAGGCGGCGCTCTTGCTGCTACTGACGTTATTCCGGCTCTTACCGTTCCAGCAAATCATGTGATTCTAGCTGCTGGTCTAGAAGTTTCCGTTGCTAATGTCGGCGGTTCTAATGATGTGACACTAAATCTCTCCACTGCTGGTGGCGATATTTTCGTTGACGGTTTTGACTACGACGCTGCTTCTGTAGGTGACTACGGTGCAGCCGATGCAGACTTCCGTCCGGTAGTAGTCGGCGGTACCGCTGATAATCTTGATGTTACTATTGCAACTGCTACCACTGCCCCAACAGGCGGTGAAGTGCGGGTCTGGGCTGTCCTAATGGACGTCGATGACTCCGGTTCAATGGTTGCTGATGAGGTTTCACGCGACCTAGCTTAATTGATGTATTGGGGCGGGGCTTCGGTCCCGCTCCTCTACTCTTAGGATTTTTCATGGCAACGACTTTTCTCACATTAGTAAACGATACGTTACGCCGTCTAAATGAAGTTGAGATTGCCTCAGCCGATTTCGCGGCGGTTATTGGTTTTCGTGCTCAAGTAAAAGATGCCGTTAATGCAGCGTTGCATGAAATTTCACAACGTGAGTACTTTTTTCCTTTTAACTACACAACAGGTAGTTTAACACTAGCTTCTGGTACAGATACATATACGCTAGCTGCTGATGTTAAGTTAGCTGATTGGAACACGTTTAGAATTAACTACGATGTAGGTAATAATTTTTCTGCTCGTAAACTTCGTCAAATGGATTACAATAACTATCTCAGTTCATATTTCGAAAGAGATAGCGAGGCGGGATCAGGTGACTATGATCAGCCGATTTATGTTTATAAAACTCCCGGTGGAAATGCCGGGTTTACTCCTATTCCAGATGCAGCATATTCCGTTTCTTACGACTATTATTCTTACCACACAGATTTAACTTTAAGCACAGATACTATGGTAGTTCCTGATGCCTTTAAACATGTAGTGATTGATGGATCTGTATATCACTGTTATATGTTCAGGGATAATTCTCAGCAAGCCGCAATTGCTAAACAAAAATTTGATCTAGGTATTGATCATATGAGATCTCTCCTGATTAACACAAACCGTCTTTTAGAAGTGCGGGATACCAGAGTTGCCAATTTAATTAATGCTCCGACAGGGAGTATTTAATGGATAGTTGGAGAGACGTTACGGTATTATCTCGTGGCGGTCTATACACAAATGAAGATGCTCTAGTTCTAGCTTCCAGTAATCCGGGTGCGGCTATTCGGATGTTAAACTTTGAAATATCTCAATTTGGTGGCTACAGACGTATTAACGGATTTGAACCTTACGATGCTACTTATCCAACCTTACCAGGGCTTGGAAAAGTTTTAGGTATCTGGATTCATAGTGATACTGTATACGGTGCTCGACGTAATTCTGGTGATGCTACAGGTTCTTTAGGAACGAACCCTTTTGCAGTTACTGATGGAAGTGCTACAGTTACAGTAACACATGTTTCTCATGGGTTAGCTATCGGCTCTTTCGTTACTTTTGCAGGAGCATCCGCTGTTGGCGGTCTTTCTTTAAACAGCGAGTTTGTTGTTACTTCAACTCCAACGGCTAATACTTACACATTTACCGCTAACGGAATTTCAAATGCAACTACTTCTGGCGGCGGCGCTTCTGTATCTTACTCTTACAGCTATTACTATTCAGTTTATAGATTTACTGCTGGAGTAGGTTGGGGGAGTGATATTACAACTGGTACTCGCTCTGCAATTGGTATTAATAAACTTCGCACTACAGAACATAGTTTTACAGGTTCAGAAGTTCATATTGTTACAGATGGTGTGAATCGTCCCTTTCGACATAACAGAACTACATACATCGAAATATATGATCGACAAGGGACATCAGATACTGATACCGAAGATCAACTATCGAATATTTTTGATACTAGTAACGGCGATGCTACAGTAAATGTTACTCACGTAGGTCACGGTCTTTCCGTAGGTGACACTGTACGATTTAGTAACATCGATGTAAATTTAGGGGGTGAAAACGCCAATAATAAAGACTACACTGTTACCGTAATCGTGGATGCCGATAACTACGAGTTTGAATTAAGTTCTGCATCTACCGTATCAGCTCAAAACAATGTAGGCGGTACGGCAATAAATTGGTTTTACACTTTAGCCGGAACCGGAACAAAAAATATAGCTTCAGCAAAGTACAACACTGATTTTAGAAATCATATATTTTTTGCTGGGATGTCTGATAATCCAAACTTTTTAGTTTTTAGTTCTCCAAATACAGATTTAAATTATCAACCAGCAACTGGTGCTGGTGTTATTAATATAGGTTTTACCATCACAGGGATTGTAAAATTCCGAGATAATTTATATATATTTGGATCTGATAAAATTAAAAGATTAGTAGGTAATAGTTCTGCTGATTTTGTTTTACAAGAAGTTACTAATAACATCGGTTGTATCGCTTCTGATAGTATTATAGAAATCGGTGGTGATATTTTATTCTTGGCATCTGATGGTATCAGACCTATTCAGGGTACAGCGCGTATCGGTGATATTGAATTAGAGACTATATCAAAACCGATTCAGCAGATTCTTCAAGCTCTTCCTGCTAATCAAAACTTAGATGATATGTGTTCAGTAGTTATCAGAGCTAAGACTCAGTTTAGATATTTCTTCCCTCCCGCAGTTTCAAGTGCTGATAGCGAAGGCATCATAGGTGGGATAAGATTTGCAAATCAACGCACCGGATGGGAGTTTGGACAACTACTAGGAATACAAGCAACCGTTGCGGCAAGCGGCCTTATAAACAATCAAGAAGTTATTGTTCATGGAGATCGAAGCGGTAATATCTTTAAACAAGAATCGGGTAACGATTTTAATGGAAGTGAAGTAGTTTCCGTATATGCTACCCCATTTCTATACCTTGATAGTACTGAAAAACGAAAAGTTTTCCAACATCTAGCCCTATTTACTCGACCAGAAGGGCAGTCTACAATTAATTTAGGTATTGCTTTCGACTGGGATGATCCCGCTATACCAAATCCGAGTACATATAATTTAACAACCGCAGGTGCTCTTTTACGATACACCACAACCGGAGGGACATACGACTCCACGTTCACCTTCGGAGGATCTTCTAGTCCTGTACTAGAAACAAATTTACAAGGTTCTGGTCGAGCTATTTCTTTAATCATAACATCTACAGGAACGCAAGCACCGTATAGCATCAGCGGATTTTCTATAACCTACGAAGAGGCAGGATACAGATAATGGCAGGATACACTAGACAATCTTCAGCCCAAATTTTAAGCGGAGAAATTGTTTCTGCCGCTCCAATTAACGCAGAGTATAACCAGATTGTAAATGCGTTTGATGAGTCAACCGGTCATAAACATGACGGCACTAGTGCTGAAGGCCCGCCAATTGATCGTATTGCCGATGCAGATCAAAATAATAAAATCTTAATCGATACCGGAAATAACCATATCGAATTCTATATTGATACTGGTGCCTCTACTCAACAACTTCGTATTGAAGACGGTGCTATTGTTCCAATCACTGATGACGATATTGATTTAGGTGCAGTCGGTGCTGAGTTTAAAGATCTTCATCTAGATGGCACTGCCAATATCGATAGTCTAGTTGCGGATACTGCGGATATTAATGGTGGTACTGTAGACGGATCAGTCATTGGTGGCACCACACCTGCTGCTGCTACCATGACAGATCTTACTGCTACCGGTACAATTAACTTTGCCGGTGCGACAGTTAGCAACGGAGGTACTGTAACAACAGTTGCTATTAACGGTGGAACTATTTCTGGTATCACAGATCTAGCTATTGCAGATGGTGGTACAGCGGCTTCAAATGCTTCAGACGCTAGGGATAATCTAGGGCTTACTATCGGTACAAATATTCAGGCATATGATGCTGGATTACAATCCATTGCAGGATTAACCACTGCTGCTGATAAGATGATCTACACCACTGCATTAGATACCTATGCGGTTACAGATCTTAGCGCAGCAGGTAGGGCATTGATCGATGATGCTTCAGCAGGTGATCAACGTACCACGCTAGGTCTAGGCACTATGGCAACTCAAAATGCCAACAGTGTAGCTATCACCGGAGGTACCATCAGCGGTATCACAAATATCTCAGATACCGGTAACACTCTACCATTCAGTTTTAGCACCACAATAACTGATTCTGATCCAGGTAGCGGTGTCTTTCGTCTAGATAATGCAACCCAAAATACAGCTACAAACATTTATATTGATGATGAAGATTCAAATGCTGTAGATGTATCCGCGTTTATTCAAACGCTTTCGGGTGGTAACAACCCCTCCTCCATTTTAGGTCTAGTCACACTTCGTAAAGAATTTTCTCCTGAAGTATTTCTACAATTCAAAGTTACCGGAGTTATAAATGCTGCTGGCTACACAAAACTAGCAGTGACCAATCTCTCATCCAGCACTGCAAATCCATTTTCTAATAGCGATAACGTGTTGATTGATATTTCTTTGTCTGGTGATAAAGGTGACGCAGGAGATATTACAGGTCCGGTAAGTAGCACCGATAATGCTATCGCTCGATGGGACGGTACTGCGGGTAACTTAATTCAAGATTCCTCTGTACTTATTGCAGACGATGGAACTATCACCGCAGCCCAATACGACAGCACCGAATCTCTACCGGATATTAAGCCGAGCCTTAATCTGGACTTTGCCAACGTCAAGACGCTAGACCCGCGAATCACCTACACCCGCGCATCCACCGGGACGTATTACGATGGCAAGACCTTTGCGAAGGCAGAGGAGAATTTGCTGTTGCAGTCGCAGGATTTCACGACGAGTTGGTTATTATCAAATGCCACAATAACTGCAAATTCTACAACGGCCCCTGACGGTAGTTCTACCGCAGACACTCTGACAGGTAACGGCGCTTCAGGCCAACACCTTGTTCAGCAACAGATCACAGTCATTTCTGGTCTAAATTATGTCTTTTCTTTTTTTGCGAAGGCAAACACAAACGATTTTGTGCAACTTCGTTTTGGTGGTGGCTTTGGATCACCAACTGCAAACTTTGATTTGTCGGCGGGAACTGTTGGAACTACCACAGGCACAATTACGGCAACAATTCAAGACGCAGGTAGTGGTTGGTATAGATGCTCTGGTATTACTGATGCTACCATAACTGGTCTAACTGCGGTGCAAATGTATCTGGTTACTTCAGCATCCGCAGCGGCAGCGGAAACAAACACGCTGTCAACGTCCATCTACCTCTGGGGCGCTCAACTTGAACAGCGTGATTCCCTCACCGACTACACCCCCACCACCACTCAGCCGATCACCAACTACATCCCCGCACTTCAGACTGCTGCAAGTGGAGTGGCCCGCTTCGACCATGACCCAATCACGAGTGAGTCACTCGGCTTCCTCATTGAAGAGCAGCGGACCAACCTGATGACCTACTCCCAGGAGCTCGATAACGGGGCCTGGAGCGTGAATTCGAATGCGACCATTTTGGCGAATGCAGTCGTCGCTCCGGATGGTACCGTCACGGCCGATCTATTGCGGGAGAACGGTATAAACGGCGAGCACTACCACGGCCAGTCTCTGACCTACGCGACAGGCACCGATTACACGATTTCGGCTTATGTGCGCCCTGCCGGTCGGCACCAGTGCCAGTTGTTCTTCCCGGCGAGCGCGTTTTCGTCGCAAGTCACGACGATCTTCGACCTTTCGGCCGGAACTGTCGGGACAAGCAATGCTGACAATGCGGGCATCGAGACCCTGCCGGGCGGCTGGTTCAGGATCTGGCAGACACATCGGGCGACCGCGTCCACTTCTGGGAACACGTTTTTGAGGCTGATCAACGCAGGGTCTACCTCCTATCAGGGCGACGGCTACTCTGGCGTCTACATCTGGGGCGCACAGCTAGAGGCGGGTGCCTTCCCGACCAGTTATATCAAGACCACCGGTGCCCAAGCCACACGCAATGCAGACGCTGCCAGCATGACCGGCACGAACTTCTCGGAGTGGTATCGGCAGGATGCTGGTACAATATTTGAAATTTCTAGGGCTGGCAGTCCGACCGGCAACGCATTTGCGGTTCAGATGTCGGACAACAGCTATTCGAATAGGGTCATTATCGGTCAGGACTCCGCGAATGCTGTTGGACAAGTTCTTGTCTCTAGTTCTGTCACGTTGTCAGTTACCGCGTCTGGTCGCACTACGGATGCGCTTGCGCTGGTTTTTGCTGCCACGACCAATGACGGACAAATCGCCAAGGATGGCGCATTAGGCTCAAGCGACACTTCGGGGGCGATGCCAACCGCTCTGACGCGGTTGGATGTAGGCGCCGATCACACCGGGGCCAATGGGCTTAACGGCACCATCTCCCGCCTGACCTACTATCCCAAGCGCCTAAGCAACGCCACACTACAAGCCCTCACGGAGGAATAACCATGATCTACTATTATCTCAAAACCTCCACCGAAACGCAAATGTGGGAGGCACTTGAAGCTGCTGATCTGGCTAAGCGTGAATATGACCGCGAAGACCCGCTGAACGTGGCACCGGAAGACGCTGCAGAAGGCTGGCAGCCTACGGGTGCCTTTGAGTGGGTATTCACAGGTCTGGCACTTGATATGATCGGTACGATCTACAAGCCCACTGGCAACATGCTGACCGATTCAGAGGGTATGGAATACCTAGAGATGGCATCGATTGATGGTTGGTACGCTAATCTAATTACAAAAGAAGGTGTGGAAGGACTGCCTGAAATCATGGCTCCTGAAACTCCTTACCGGGTTTGGAGTGGACAATGACAAAACTTTTAGGAACAAAACCAAACCAGGCCCCTATCAACGCTGACTTGGGCGATCTGGCTTACCAGGACGGTGCCAACAGCCAAATAGGGCCTATCACCGTTACTGGCGGTAATGTTGGTATCGGACGCACCCCAACAACAAACTTATTAGAAGTAGCTGGCACGATTGAATCAACTTCAGGCGGGTTTAAGTTCCCGGATGGTTCGACGCAAACAAAATCCGCCGGTCATGGTTTAAGTGCAATGATTGCACTAGGAATGGCATAATAAAAGGAAAAGATTAAATGGCTAATCCCACAATCACAGGAACAATTGGCGTAGTTAGTTTTAGTGCCAGCACTATCATCTCAACTGGAACTACGAATGAAAATTTGCTAGGTAACACAGCTGCATCTGGCAAACTAATTCGGGTGCATTCCCTCGTTGTACACAATATCGATGGAAGTGCTGCTGCTACATTCCAGCTTAAACGCTATGATCAGGACGGAACTCCAATGCACTCTGATGTCGGTACATATCAGGCAGCAATTGGCGCAGATGTAGTCGCTGGCAGTGATCTTGGTGGATTTCATAATATCTCTATAGAGGCACAAAATAGTCTGGTTGTGTACGACAACACGCAAAATGTAACACTTCAGGAAGATGAAAGTTTAGTAATTCAGGCATCAGCGGCAAACGATCTCTCTGTAGAGATTCATTACAGTGTAATTGGATAAGCAGTATGACTAAACTTATTGGTGGAAATATTAGCGATACACCTATTAAAAATATTGGAGATGGTTCAGCTTTTTCGGCTGGCGGCGCTGCCGAGACAGATCCACTCTTCGCCAACGTCGAGCTTTTGCTGATGCCCGAGGCGGGCGATGCGTCCATCCTGGACAAGTCTTCTAACGCACGAACGGTAACCAACACCGGACCAGTTTCGATTGTGTCGGACGTTAGTAGTCCTACAGGCTATGCAATGGATTTCGGAACTGAAGCTCAAGTATATTACTTAACTTTTTCAGACGATGCTGGACTAAAACCCGGAACAGGTGACTTTTGTATTGAGACAATTGCCTTATGTACGGGGACGACAAATGGCCAGAATTGTCTGACAGGTGCGTCCGTCGACGCTGATCACGGTTCGACACTTAACTTTCCTTGGTTCTATAGTAGTAATGGATTAGGAGTAGGTGCATATCCACCGGCGGTTTTTATGCCTTGTAATAATGTCGGTGTAGCTTCTAGTGCCAGCGGGGTTACTTACAATAGCGGGGCCTATCATCATTGGGCCTTTAGTCGTTCTGGAACTACCTACCGTTTGTTTGCTGACGGTGTTCAAGAAGCAACAGGAACTAATAGTACTAATATCGGCGCATCTTCTTGGGTCGCGTTTCGTATTGGTTTATGGGGACTTTCAAGTTTTCGAGTTTTCCAAGGCAAAGTTGCGATGTTCCGTCTAACCATTGGAGCCGCTAGATACACTTCTAACTTCTCACCATTTAGTCTGTTCCCTAAATCTTAAAGATAGTTTAATCACCACATGGAACTCTTAATCTCACTTTTATCTCTTCCTCTCTGCATTACATGGGCTTATCGTGGAGGAAGTCTCTATAAACAACAACAATGGGGTTGGTTAGGAAATACTCGTTGGCTTACTTTATTAGCTACACCTCTATTTATTACTGTAACCTATACAGTTTCAATGTCCGAAAGTTTAACCACGGGTAATATTATAGGATTATTATTTGGTTTTATTTCATTCTTTGGTGCTCAAGCAGATGGCTGGGGCCGTCAAATGGATCTAGGAAGGGATAGTAAACCCGATAATGAAACAGGATATAGACTTAGAAATTTAATCTGGGAAAAGAAATCATCATTTAGTAGAGATCTAGCTGGTCTATATATGAGGTTTGCTCAATTCTTAATTCCTGCCTTTTGTTTTGGTTTAGTTAATCCTGTATTATCTTTAAGTTGTATTAGCTTATTTTTATTAGCACCTCTATGTTGGGTAATAGAACATAAACTTTACTATAGCAAAAATCAAGTACCCCGAATACCTTTTGTAGAAATTTTAATTGGGTGTGTCTTATTTGTCACAGTAGCATTTTCAAGCGTATATGTAATTTAAAAGGCCAGTAGTATGGAAGTATTTAATGTGGTAACGTCTGCATGGCCCATATTTCTAGGAATTGTTACTCTTATTGTTGTACTAGCTAAAATGCACGGCGATATTACTATTCTTAAAGAAAAAGTACGAACTTTGTTCGATTTATGGAATTCTAAAATAGGTAAATAAAAATGGAAATCACCCCGGTAGTATTTTGGAACGTCCTTTTAACATTAGTTATTGCCCCAGCCTTGTGGGCATTCAGATCCCTTATAGCAGAGATCAAACGTATTGATATTCTTTTAGCCCGTACACGTGAAGAGTACGCCACGAAGCACGAATTGCGGGATGACATGAAGCGTGTAATGGATGCACTACACAGAGTTGAAGATAAATTAGATAAAGTACTAGCGAAGGAAAACTAAAATGGCTCAAGAATTAACACCAGCGGAACGTGCTCAGTATCAACAAGCCATCAGAAATACTCTAGGGTATACCGCCCCTTTTGGTGGAGGTGCATACGGTCAGTTCGTTCAAACCTTAAATCCAAATCAGCGAGCAGTTGCAGAAGAATTAGAGCGGCAATATGTTACAGAAAGAACGGCGTATCAACCGGTAAATCAGATTGACTACAGCCAACTCGCTAGTCAAATACCTCAAATTGATTACAGTCAAATCAGCGGTCTAATGGCTCCTACTGAACAGGCTGCTCAAGAGACACAGGCTGCTATTGGAACGGCTGCTGCTGGTCAGGCTCCTACTTTATTTGGTGGTCAGGCAGGACTAATGTCTGGTCAACAGGCTCTAGGTGCTCAAGTTGATGAAGCTCAACAGCTTTTACAAACCGGTCAGATGGGTTTAGGTGAAGGACAGCAAGCATTGGGAGCAGGACAACAGGCTCTAGGTGCAGGGCAGCAAGCATTAGGTACTCAAGTAGGTGGGGTACAACAGGCTGTTGGTCAAGCTGCTACAGGTACAGCCCCAGCAACAGGACTCTACGCAGGACAATCTGGACTGATGGCTGCTCAAGAACGTCTAGGACAAGACGTGGGTCGTCAGATCAGTGGTGTACGAGCTGGTGTATCTGATTTTCAAAGGGCAGTTGAAGCATACCAGCGGGGTGCTCAAGCTCAACGTGCAAACATTCAGTCATCGGGAGTAACAGGTCGAGAGCAATTACAACGTCAGTTAGGTGATGTCGGAATTCAAGCTAATCGTGCTGCTGAACAAATGGCTCAGATTCGGCAATCCGCTGCTACACCTGTAGGAGCCGCTCAGATCGCTTCTGGTGCCGTTCCTGGCGGAGTGCAGCAACAGGCTGCTCAGATTGCTCAAGCTGCTCCAGCACCCTCTCAGGCGGCTCCTACTGGCCCTCTAGGCCCGGTATCCGTTGACCCTCGTGATGTTCTTATACAACAATTAATCTCTAGCTATCAGGGCTTACTAAGTCCACAACAGTAAGGTTATAAAAATGGTAACACAACCACTGTCAACTCTCCCAACATTACAACCTGCTCCTGAAGATGAGCGGCGTACTACTGCAATCGCTGAACTGGATAAGTACATCGGTGACGAAGGAACTATTCGTCCTGATCTACTAGGTGGTTTATTACCAAAAGATTTAGATATTGAGGAATTAAAGAAAACCGGTAAAACAGATGATATCGTAACTGTTGCTAAGACGTTACAAGATAGGGATGTTGCACGTAACCTCGATCAGATCTACGGTGATTATGAAGGTTATAGAGGTATCTTCGGTCAAGGTGGATATGGACGATTTCTAGGCGCTAAAGGAGAGAAAAAGGGCTATGTAGATCCTTACGGACAGTTAACCGCAATAGGTAAACAGGCTGAGTTAGCCGAGACTCCAGAATTACCTACGGGTACGGAACTACAGTTACAAAGGTTAACTCCTTCGGCTGATGAGTTTCTAGATGCAGATAAGTATAAAGTAACTCCTACTGCTTTTAATGTTGAAGCTGCTCAAGCAGAGATTGCTCAAGCCGCTGATCCAAATAAGACCTTAGCTCAATCGTATGGTGCTCAACAAGCCTTTGAGCGGGTAGCGAAACAACAGATACAGGCTGCTCGTCAGGAAGGGCTAACTGATTACGTAGAACCCGCACAAGGTGAGGTAGATGTTAAGTCTACTGTACAGGGTCAGTTAGCTAGCCTAATGCAGCAATTTGAAGGTGGGCAGATTCCAGCTTTTGCTGCTGGTGCTATTCGTACTGCTGAACAACGTCTAGCTGCTCGTGGTTTAGGTGCCTCATCCATGGCTGGTGCTGCCATTACTCAAGCTGCTATGGAAGCTTCTACTCCTATCGCTGCTGCTGATGCCGAGACGTATCGTCGTATGAATGAGTTAAACCTTAACAATCGTCAACAGGCTGAAGTTCTTAATGCTCAAATGACCTTGCAAATGGATTTGCAGAACCTATCTAATGAACAACAGGCTCGTGTAACTAATACACAAAATAGGGTTCAGGCATTGTTTACTGATCAGGCTGCAACGAATAGTGCTCGGCAGTTTAACGCTCAGTCTGAACAGCAGAATGATCAATTCTTTGCCAATTTATTTAATCAGACCGCTCAGTTTAACGCGGCTCAAACTAATGCTATTAACCAGTTTAACGCAGGACAGGCTAATACTATCAGTCGATTCAATTCAGAGTTAGCTAACCAACGAGATCAGTTCAATACACGAAACCGTATTCTTATTGATCAGGCTAACGCCGTGTACCGTAGGCAAATTAACACAGCGAATACAGCTATAGCTAATGCAGAGAATGAATATAACGTCCGTAACTTATTTAACATCAGTCAGCTTGCACAGGCTAATGTTTTACAAGATGCTAGAGATAAAGTAAACTTTGCTAGAGTGAATAGCTTGAATGAGCAACAGTATCAATATGAGTTAGCTTTACAATCTTTTGCTGCGGATAAAAACCTTGAAAATACTCAGACTATTGCTTCAGGCCAGATAGTCGGTAATGTGTTAGCTTCTGCCGCAGATGCGATCTTTACCAGCGTAGGATCGACAAACACCAACAAAAAGGAAGAGTAAACCATGGAAATTTTTTCAGCGATTGCTTCAGCAGTAGTTACAACCGGTATTAAATCTTTTTTTGGTAGCTCGAAGAACACACCAAAGGTGGCTCAACTGAGTCCAAAACGAATCTCTAGTAATCTCAGGGTTCCAAGTATTGAAGCGGGCGATCCACCAGTTGCAGCACAAGCAGGATCTACTACGGCAATCGCTACTTTAATCAACCGACACGAAGCCATTATGGATTCAATTGATGTATCTAAAGGTGTTGGTTTTAGCGCCGAAACCACTCGAATCGCGTAAGGATATATTATGGCAGAAGATGCAACAAGTTTTTTTGATGGGGCTATTCCGGGTTCGTCCTTAACAGGTAATCTAGGTTCTGAAATCCATGAAAACCCACCTATTTATACTGATCCAACAGAAGCATATGATTACGTCGTATCTGGATTAATGAGTGATGATGGAGCAGAACGTATTTCTATTGCCGCTCAACTAGGTGTACCTGCTGAACTCATTGCTAGGTCGATTGTGTTTAGCGGTTGGGCGCAAGGTTACTATACAATCGACATTATGTTGCTTATCTTCGGCCCAGTATTCGAGGTTATTATGAAGCTGCTAGATAGCGCAGGTATTGAATACGAAAAACTCGCTATTCGTAAGAGTGATGATCGCTTAGAGAAAGCCTTCGAAGAACTAGAGAAGCGCAGTGAAAGCGAAGAACCGGAGGTAGAACCAGAACCTCAAGAGGAAGAGGAAGAGGAAGTACCTTCCACAGGACTGATGGGTAGGAGAGACTAATGGGTTTCTTTAACGCTGCATTTAGGTTAGGTAATAAAGCTGCATTTAGGTTAGGTGTTGTACAAGGTTTTCAAAACCGTCAGGAAGAGATTGCCAAAGAACAAGAAAAGCTTCTAGAAGAAGATAAAAAACTTGCTAGAAAAGCGTCTGCTACTATGGCGAGCGTCGTGGATAAACGTAAGAGACTACGGCAAAATAGAGAAAACATATTTGCTATTATAAAAGGTGTTGCTCCTGAAGGTGCTGATAACGAAGCAATTAAAAATCTACTTAAGCAGAAGGAAAACACAGATGGTAGCCCTATAAATGAAAATACGGCAAGAAGATTATTAGAAAGCATGACGGCAGACCAGATCAATGCTTTTACACCAGCCGAGGAACCTGCTATAGAAAGTCCGCCTGAGACTGAAGAAGAAGAAAGTGGGCCAGGATTTTTAGCCTCTGTATTTAGTCCTTCCGCTCGTGCCGCCGCACAACGCGAGAAAATTCTCAAAAAACCCGCCGGAGCTAGTGACGCGGAATGGAAAGCCGCACTCGCGGAACAAGATATTCCTGTTTATGAAAAACCTACTCAACCTGTGCGCTCTTTTAGCTACACAACTGGTGCAGATCGAAATTATATAAAAGATACTATGACACGGAAAATCGAAAAAACGGGGGACATTGCTGGGTCAACTGATGAGACCCGACTTGAAAATTTATGGACTGATATCGGGACTTGGATGACCGGTGGGACCGTTTATGATACATATTACCGTAAAAATGTAGACAGACTTGTAGCGGATGTAGATGACCTAGATGCCTTCTTAAAGAATAGGAAGGGATCTGATAGACTAACCCCTAAAGAAATAGAGAAGATTAAAAAGATAGGCATTCAAGAATTCTTGAAGGATGCCGATGAGGATGCAGATCCTGCTGCTACTCCTGCTGCTACTCCTGCTGCTACTCCTGCTGCTACTCCTGCTGCTACTCCTGGTCAGGTCAGGAGAGGAACTCCCGTAACCCCGAAGTCTCCATACAA